AATCCTTATACAATGAACAAAGTATTGAACTGACAAACAGGTTAGTGCGATTTAAACTTGATATTCATCAGTTCCGCGGAACTATACTAAAAGATCTGCAAAAAATATATATTAATCTGACAGATAAAGCACGTGATTTAGATAGAGAATTGGTAGAGTGTAGGCGTAATAAACGTATTACAAGCAAATATCAAATATTACTAGAAGAATTTGAACAACTGCTTGATTTTGCAGAACAACAAGTAACATTTGCTGGGTTAATTAACCCTGTTGACTAAAAACGATAAATCGTGTATAATAATACTATTATCAAGTAAGGATATAACATGGCAACATTTTCTGGCATCAAAGTACCTAAGAAAAAACAACGAGCGCTTACCGGCGATGAAAAAATGACTGGCGCAGAGCCAGACTGGACCGGATCTGAAGTAGATAACGAGTACAATGAAAAACTGCGCAGGGCCATGTTCTATTGCAATTATCATTTCAGTCTGAGAGATATGAAACGTGACGTATTAAGGTATGTCGAACAACTGGCATTTTTTACCAAAAATGAAATGCGCCGATTTGGTAGTGCGTATGATTCTAAAACAGGAGTCAGTATTGCAACAGCCAGTGCTATGTGTCGAGCAGGTGCCCGCGGCGCTCCGTTAACAGATGCACATAAAAAAGTAATTGCTGATACATTTAAAGAATTACTTGATAAATGGATTGAAGTCAAGGCCCCGGAAGTTGAATCAACGACGACCACGGCAGTCTATAAACCCACTATTCAAGATCGCTTAAACGAAAAGACATCAGAACTTTTAGGCGAACTTGAAGGCCATTATGACGATGTAGCAACTGCGAACAAAGTAGCGTTTAAACCATACGATTTTTTAGTTACTAATAATGTAGTGCAGAGTCAATTGGGAAAATATGAAGAACTGTTTATCAAGCGAAAAGAAGAGCTTGAATTGGCAATGAGTAAAAAAGACGAACAACTTAAAGAAGGTTACAGTCATTACAAAGCCGCAGATTTTAAGCGTATTTTAAATTGGATTGCAGAATTGCTAGAAGCAGTAGAACAATATCGCGGTGTTAAGAAAGCGACCAAAAAAGCCCGTATCAAAAAAGCACCTAGCAAAGAAAAGTTGATCTCTAAACTCAAATATTGCAAGGAAGATAAAACTCTTAAACTTGTTAGCATTAATCCAGCAGAAATCGTCGGAGCATCCGAACTTTGGGTGTTCAATGTCAAAACACGAAAGCTAGGAAAATATGTTTCGGACCCATATAAACAGTTAACAGTAAAGGGTACTTCGATCGATGGGTTTGATATTGACAAAAGTGTTTGCAAAACTTTGCGAAAGCCTGCTGATCAACTCAAAGAATTTAGTAAAGCAGGTAAAATTCAATTACGCAAATTTTTAGACGACATTAAAGCAACCGAAACAAAACTCACTGGGCGTATTGGAGTAGATGTACTACTACTTAAAGTTGCGTAAAAACCTAGTCCTATCGGCTAAATAAGGTTAATAGGACTTTTTTATGGCAACAGATAACACAGTAATTGTTCCCGACTTACAATCCGATGGGAGTGTAAGAACACAAAATTTAGGCATGGCAGGCTTTATAAGCCAGGAAAGTGCCATCGCCGCTAACGAACAAATTCAAACTCTTAATCAGTTACGCAACGAAATGATCGATTATATTCGATTCCGTTTAGGTGACCAGATTGTTGATGTTGAACTAGATAAAGAACACTATGAGTTAGCCATTAAACAGGCTTTGATAAAATATCGTCAAAAGGCGCAAAATGCAGTAGAAGAAAGTTATGTATTTTTGGATCTGATTCCAAACGTACAAGAATATATCATGCCTAATAATATTATGGAAGTGCGACAAATCTTCCGTAGAGGCATCGGTAGCACTACGGGCACAACTGCTAGCCAATTTGAGCCATTTGCCAGCGGATATTTGAATACCTATATGTTGGTAGCAGGACGAGTTGGCGGCTTGACTAACTATGAATTGTTCACAGCGTACCAAGAGTTAGCCATGACTATGTTCGGTGGTTATATTAACTATAGTTGGAATCGGGTTACTAAGAAACTTACACTAATGCGTAAGATTCCTTATGACGGTGGCACAAGCATTACCCCAACAGCAATTACAGCGGCAAGTACAGATGCCAATGCAGTTATTACTATTACACTACCAACATCTGCTACTAGTTATCAAAGTAATTTAGCAGTTGGTTCAAGTGTGTATATCCAAAATTGTCAAGTACAAGGTTATAGCGGACAGTATAGAATCGCTACAATCAACAATGACAAAACAGTAATTACAGTAGTTTCAAATCAAACATTGGGTGCAACTAGTGTAACAGGCACTAACTTGTCTACAACAGTATTCTTTATCCCAGAACCATTTTATGATGGTAATGCATTAGAAAGCGTATTGTTATGGTGTTATAACCACAAACCAGACAGTATGTTGTTAAGTGATCCACAAGTTTATCCTTGGTTGCAAGAATATTCTTTGGCATTTGCTAAAAGCATTTTAGGACAAGCACGTGGTAAATTTGCTAGCATTGCTGGACCACAAGGTGGTACAACATTAAACGGCTCCGCACTCTTAGCAGAAGCAGAAGCAGAAATGACAAAATTAGAAGAAGATCTGAGAAATTATGTTGATGGATCACAACCGTTGACATGGATTACAGGTTAATGTATAATAAGGACTCTTAGGAGTCCTTTTTCATGATCATCGGAATTTGTGGTTTAATTGGTGCAGGCAAAGACACTGCCGCAGACTATTTGGTAAATTGGCACGAGTTTAAGCGTGATAGCTTTGCGGCAACTCTTAAAGATGCAGCCAGTGCGGTATTTGGTTGGGACAGAGAACTACTTGAAGGTCGGACTAAAACTGCTCGCGAATGGCGAGAACAATTAGACTGGTGGTGGGCCGATAGACTGGATATGCCTGAGTTAACTCCTCGATGGGTTCTACAGAATTGGGGTACAGATTTATTTCGTAATCACTTTCATCAAGACATTTGGATTGCTAGTTTAGAAAACAAATTGCGTAATGCAAAAGATGATATTGTTATTACAGATTGCAGATTTTTGAATGAAGTTGATGCAATCAGACGTGCTGGTGGCAGAGTTATTAGAATTGTTAGGGGCCCGGATCCTGAATGGTTTGAATTTGCTAAACGCAACCCCGGGCTAATGAGTTCTACATATCCGAGTGTTCATGCAAGTGAGTATAGTTGGGCTCCAACTGAATTTGATCATATTGTAGAAAATAACGGTACCATTGACGAACTGTACAAAGAACTTAAAAATCTGGTGTGATTGGGCTTTCTTTCCAAGTTGACCTTGACATACTAAGTTCAACACGGCAGTTTAAACATACAGTCTTTAAATTAAACGAATCTACGTTTTTTAAATTCCCGTCTATATGAAAAACTGTTAATTGTTTTTCTGGATGCTTTGCTCTATACCCGCATAATTCACATGCGGGTTTTTTACGATATCCTTTTTTATACCAAACAGGTGGAACAGGTTTAAGTTTTTTTCCTTTGCGTTTACAACTGTCGCATACTTTTCTATACCGTACTTTACCTTCGGAATAGTAGTTAATAGCGACACTATTCATGTTACAAGCGTTACAAAGTGGTCGATTCATGGTTATATTTATTTAATAAACCTTTCGAAAGTGCATACAACTGACTGTTTTTTACTACATCCGATAAATATCTATAACAGTTTATGAGGATATGAAACATGGCATTAGTTTCTCCAGGCGTACAAGTCACAGTAACTGATCAAAGTTATTATGCACCAACACAGCAAGGGTCTGTGGCATATATTTTGGTCGCAACAGCACAAGATAAAGTTGCCCCAGGCGGCGCTTCTATTGCTCCAGGCACACTAGCAGAAAATGCAGGTACCGTATATAATATTACTAGTCAGCGAGATTTAGTAACTACATTCGGCACACCTACATTCCAAACTACTGCGGCCGGAACGCCAGTTAACGGCGGTGAGCAAAATGAATACGGTTTAATGGCAGCTTATAGTTTATTGGGTGTTAGTAACACCGTTTATGTTCAACGTGCAGACGTAGACCTAGGCGGACTAACAGGCTCAACAACTAGGCCATTAGCAGATCCTGCAACAGGCGCATTATGGTTAGACACTACTAACACAAATTGGGGTGTTTATGAATGGAACGGTACTACCCAGACATTCGTATTAAAAACTACTTCTATTGTTAATAGCGCAACAAACTTAGCAGCCGATGATTGGACTCCAAATGTAAGCGTAGGTAGTATTGGTCAATATGCTGTTAACACAACTGCTAACACAAACCCAATTTTCTACAAGACATACGACAATTCATGGCAATTAGTAGGAAATATTGGATGGCAAGAACGTGTTGCTACAGTAACAGGAACTAACACATCAGTTAACACTACTACAACAAGCAACTTAACTATCAACGGTACAAACATTAGTATTTCTTCAGGATCTAATGTTAGCGTAGTTAGTACAGCAATCAATGATGAAGCAATTACTGGAATTACTAGTAACGTAAGTGCTAGCAACCAGTTAATGATTTTTGTAACACAAGAAGCAACCAGCGGACAATTGGCAATTAGTGGTGCAAACGTACTAGCAGACCTAGGAATTACCGCAGGTACATATAACGGCCCTGCTTCAACAGTTGCTCCTTATTATAGTATTCCTTCTTACGAATTTGCAAATACAGCAGTTCGTGCTACAGGTGTTGGTAGACCAACTGGTAGTGTTTGGCAAAAAGCTAGCGTAATTGGCTCTGGATTAGATGTAGCAATAAAACAATATAATGCTTCTACTGATATATGGTCAGACATTTCAGGTAACGACTACGATACAATATTTACAGCTACATATGGTTTAGATCCTACCGGCGGCGGTTTAAACATCACCCCAGGTGAAGTATTTGCAGAGTACAGTGCATTTGCTGATGTACCAGCTGGACAAACACCGTTAGCAACGAGAATGTGGTACCGTAAAAATTCTGGTTCTACAGTAATGGTAGGTTCTACAACTACTCCTACTTCTACTTCAGGCGATGAACTTACTATAACAACTCGTGCAAACGCAGCCAGCGTTACTACTACAGTATATACAGTTTCGATTACGTCCACAACAGCTGACGGATCGGGATTCGTTGACGCAGTTAGCGCCGCAGATATTCCTTATGTTAGCGCGGCGATCGATAGCACAGGTGCTATGACGTTGATACACGAATTGGGCGGCGATGTACAATTAGATCAAACCAGTGGTACACCACTAGATGATGTTGGATTGAATGATACAGCAACAAACATTTATTCTTCAATTGATCAAACAGGCGGTGTTGGAAATCACTTCATTGGTACTAACTGGGAACCAATGTCCGATAGAAACTTTACAGTAAGTTCAACTCAGCCGTTTATTTCTCCAGCAAACGATACACTATGGTATTACAATACTCCAAGTCGTGTAGATATTATGGTTAGTAATGGAAGTGCATGGTTGGGTTACAGAAACGAATCGGCTGATATCCGTGGCTATAACCTAAGCCAGACTAATTCAACTGGTCCTATTATTAGTGCATCAGCTCCACTACTACAAGACGACAATACAGCATTGGTATATGGTGATTTGTGGTTAGATACTAGCGATTTAGAAAACTATCCAGCACTTTACAGATGGCAAAGTGTAAGCGGTGTAGATCAGTGGGTATTAATTGATTCTACAGACTCGACTGGTCAGAACGGCATTGTGTTTGCTGACGCACGTTGGGCAACATCTGGATCTACAAACGTTGTTACTGATGCTATCCCACCAATTGGTGGCGATACAGGCTTGAACAAGAGTAACTGGGTTGATTTAGACGCACCAGATCCAGCATTTTACCCACGCGGCATATTGTTGTTTAATACACGAGCAAGTGGTTACAATGTAAAACAGTACAAAACACAATACTTCACATCTCAAGCATATCCAGGTGAAAGTATTCCAACAGAAGGAAACACATGGGTTTCTATCAGTGGTGTTAATTCGACTGGTGTTGTACCAAACTTTGGACGTAAAGCACAACGCGGTGTAGTTGTAAATGCATTGAAGAGTGCAATAGACAGCAGTACCGCACTACGTGAAGATAGCAATATCTTTAATTTAATTGCTTGCCCAGGATATCCTGAGCTAATTCCAAACATGGTAACACTAAACGAAGACCGTGACAACACAGCATTCATCGTTGGTGATACACCTATGCGCTTACCAGCTACTGGCACAGCAATTCAAGCGTGGGCAAACAATACTGCAAATGCAGGTGCAACAGGCGAAGATGGATTAGCAACTAGCAACCCATACGCAGGTATATACTATCCAAGCGGTTTAACAAATGATTTATCTGGAAACAGTATTGCTGTTCCACCAAGTCATGCCTCATTGAGAGCGATTGTCAAGAGTGATAATGTAAGTTATCCATGGTTAGCACCTGCAGGCACACGCAGAGGCTTAATTGATAACTTGGGTGCTATCGGTTACGTTGATGCAAATACCGGACAGTTCATTAGTATCGGTGTAAGTCAAGGATTGCGCGACGTTATGTATAACAACAAGATTAATCCTTTAACTAACCTACCAGGAACTGGATTAGTTGTATACGGACAAAAGACGATCGCACCAGAACCAAGCAGTTTAGATAGAATTAACGTAGCAAGATTGGTCAATTTCTTACGTAGCCAATTGAACATTATTGCTCGTCCGTTTGTATTTGAACCAAATGATCCAATTACACGCAATGCATTATTAGCAGTTGTTAATAGTTTACTAAATGACTTAGTTGCAAAGCGTGGTATTACAGATTACGTAAGTGTTTGCGATACAACTAACAATACACCCGAGCGTATTGCTAGAAACGAGTTGTATGTGGATGTTGCTATCCAGCCAACCAAGTCAGTTGAGTTTATCTACATACCAATTAGATTGAAGAATCCTGGTGAAATCCAAGATGGCAATCTAGCATCGGCAACAAACCCAGGAACAGGAGCATAATAGCATGGCAGTCTCATCATTAACAAGATTTACAGTACCACTAGGTGGAAACCAAAGTGCAAGTACTCAGGGCTTGCTAATGCCAAAATTAAAGTTTCGCTTTAGAGTGAGCTTTGACAATTTTGGTGTAAGTAACCCTAAAACAGAACTAACTAAACAAGTAATGAGTTTTGCTCGTCCTCAAGTTACGTTCGATCCAGTAGAGATTCCTGTTTACAACAGTCGTGTTTATCTTGCTGGGCGTCCAACCTGGCAAGCTGTAACTACAACAGTTCGCGATGATGCAGGCGGCAACGTAAGTCGTTTGGTCGGTGAACAGTTGCAGAAACAGTTTGACTTTATGGAACAAGCAAGCGCAAGTTCTGGCATTGACTACAAGTTTATTACACGAGTAGAAATGTTAGACGGCGCCAACGGTAACATCGAACCTGTTGTATTAGAAACATGGGAAATGTATGGTTGTTTCTTAACTGATGTTAACTATAACGATGTAGATTACAACAGCAATGATCCAGTTACTATTACAATGAGCATTCGTTACGACAACGCAATTCAAACATCAACACCAGGCGGTGTTGGCAATGACGTTGGAAGAACAAGTGGCTCGGTAATTACAGGTTAATACTTAGTACATCAAAGCCCACTTCGGTGGGCTTTTTTTATGGATAAATATTTGTATGGCTTTATATAATGCAGATCTGAAACCTTTAGCGTCAGGAACGTACACCCATTCGTACGAACACGCTCAACGTTTGTTTTTAGCTGACAATTTTCGTCTAGCACCTAAACAACAATTTTTATATTATGTCTGCATTAACGTAGACCAAGGAGCATTGCAAAGTATTTTAGGTAGCTTGGCTAGCGAAGCTGTAAGTAGTCAAAGTTTGATCGAGCAATACGAAACAGGTTTACTGGCTAAACGTGTTGAATTGCCAAGATTTAATGTAAACACCCGCTCGTTGAAAGCATACAATAGAAAAAATATTTTTCAAACTGGTATTTCGTATGATCCGTTGAATATAACATTCCACGATGATGCCGCAGATACTGTAACTAAATTTTGGAATGACTTTTACACATATTATTATAGAGATAGTGATTATAATGCGTCATTATATCAGATGCCGCACAAATATGAGCCAAGACAACGTGAAGGGTGGGGGTATACTCCGCGGAACGGAAACCTAAAACCTTTCTTAAGAAATATACAAATATTCAGTTTACATAATAAACGTTTCACTGAGTATCTATTAATTAATCCAGTAATTACTGGGTGGCGCCATGGGGAACATGATAGTAATCAAAGCAATGGTATAATGGAAAATACTATGACTGTTGATTACGAAACAGTCAAGTACAGGACAGGTTATGTAAATCCTGTTGATGTAAACGGCTTTGCGGTCATCCACTACGACCAAACACCTAGTCCTATTAGTACAAGCGTAACAAACATTTATACTGATGCAGGTTTAGTAGGTGCATTAACCGAAGGATCTACAGATTTAGCAAGACCAAACGGCACAGGCAGTGGCTCTGGTATATTGTCCAGCATATTGAATGCTTACCGATTCTACAACAATATCAAAGATACAAATTTTTCGCAACTAGGCGGGCTTGTACTTGGGCAAACTGGTGTAGCACTAGTTGGAAACGCAGTTAACGGCGCTTTGAATAATGTAGTTTTTCCTACTCAGGCAACAACAACACAAGTCGGAAGTCAGCCTGGTACAGTATCTCGATCGTCTTATGCAGTTCCAGCGGCCAGTAATGCTATATCTGTGGCTGGACAAGCGCAAGCACAAGTTACTGGCGCAGCCGTCGGCGTAACTACTGCATTATTAAACAACTTCACTCGTGGAGTAACAACAACTGGGTCTGCTCCGGTGAATCCTAGTACTACTAGCGTATTTCAAGTAGCAGCCACAAGCCCATACATATCGTTGAATCCTCAAACAGGACAACCACAAGCCTCAGAACAAACTGGATTTGTTATAGATAGTACAACAGGAGAAATAACTTCTACATTTACTACAATAGGCACTCAGAATGGCGGGTACACTGGCGACGTTAATACCAACTTACACAACATTATTCAAAGTAAAGATAGCGACGGTACTCTTGTATCTACTTACATTTATAACAATGGTGATCGAGTTGTGCTTAACCAAAACTCAGGATCACTGTCAGTAGTTAGATCAAATTATCAAGACCCTAATAACCTTAATACGAACCCAGCTACTGCTAGCTCGTTGGCAGCTGATGGGACCACGTTGAACCCAACAAGCATACAGTATGCAATAGATCCTCAAACCGGGTTAATGTATACTGCTGGAGGAACTACTAGTGCCTACGTAACAAACACATTAGCAGGTACTGGCGGCCTAATAGCAGGGGGGTATATAGGAACTGCACTAAATTCCAAGTTACAAGGTGTCTTTGGTTCTAGTGTAA